AAACCAATCAAATCATTCACCTGGAGCTACCTATGCAACACGCATTTGCCGGGGCTATCCCAATGGGTAGCTTCTGGCCTCACACGTCTCAGCTTTCCCGTTTAACTGAACGCCTGCGCCGCATCGGACGCTGGTTTATCAAGACTCTCAATGAGAAGGGGAAGCCATGAAACAAATAATCATCACCGCTCGTCGCATGGCTCGAAGGGCTCTTGCGACAAATGACCAGGTTATGTGGGCTGCTGCTCACAGTCTTATAAAGGGGTGCTATCGATGAACGTATTTGCAAACTACGACCGAGCAGAGGCAATCAGAGATACTCGCGCCCTGCTAAAAGATAACCGGGATGAATGGATAAGGGAAAAGGCTGATGAGATATCAAGCCGATTCCCTGAGCTGGTAGATGACTTTGTCAGCGCTTTCACGCCGGGACGTTGCTGGATGATAGTTGCCGGCAATGAGACAGCTCAGGACGCTTATGCAGATTTTGTCGAAAAGGTCTGCCTCGCGGAAGCTGAGAAGATGGCAAAAGAGAATGAGTTTATCAATGGAAATTTCAGTGAGGTGGCGTGATGAATCAACAGCTGGTCAATCAAATCTATGAAATCGTCAATCCACTGAAAGTAGAGTTTGAGCAGGTATGCTCAGAGAAAACAGTCACCTTTAAGCGAGAGTCTGAATTTGCTATGCAGATTTTCGCTAACAATGACTATCTGGCAGGCGTTGCCGTTCAGAACTCAACATCTACCCGCAGCGCCATCATGAACGTGTCTGCTATCGGCGTGACATTAAACCCTGCACAAAAACTGGCTTATCTGGTTCCAAGGAAAGGAGCCATTTGTCTCGACATCAGCTACATGGGTTTGATGCACATTGCTCAGCAGTCCGGCGCTATCAAATGGTGCCAGTCTGCGATAGTACGTAAGAACGACAAGTTTATGCGTACCGGTATTGATGAAGCGCCCCGCCATGAATTCAACGAGTTCGACACTGAAGAGCAGCGAGGAGATATCGTTGGCGCTTACACCGTGGTTAAAACGGATGATGGTGACTACCTGACGCATACGATGCGGGCGGAGGCAATATTTTCAATCCGCGACCGCTCTGAGGCATGGAAGGCCTACAAAACTAAAGGCAAGGCTTGCCCGTGGGTTACAGACGAAGAGCAAATGATACTCAAAACCGTGGTAAAGCAGGCGGCAAAGTACTGGCCTCGCCGTGAGCGGCTCGACGCTGCCATTGACTACGTAAACACCGAGGGTGGTGAGGGGATTAATTTTAATCAGGAGCGCGGCATTGAAAAGGATATTTCACCAGCCGGCACGGCGACACTTCAGACTATAACTGATCTTCTCACTGCAATGGATAAGACTTGGGATGATGATTTGCTTCCTCTCTGCTCAAACATCTTTAAGCGCCCGATAAAGGCAGCAGCTGAGCTGACAGAGCCTGAAGCATTGAAGGCGTATGACTTCCTTAAAACAAAGGCAAAGGCGGCCGCATGACACCTGAAATCATTCTGGAGCGAACAGGGATTGACGTTCTCCACGTCGAGCAAGGAAGCGATGACTGGATGTCATTACGGCTCGGGGTTATCACAGCGTCGGAAGCGTCAAGGGTGATATCGAAGCCAAAAAGCGGCAAAACATGGTCGGACATGAAGCTGACCTACTTCTATACCCTACTGGGCGAAATATGTACCGGCTCATCACCAGAGGTTAATGCAAAGTCTCTGGCGTGGGGTAAGCAGAATGAAGATGCAGCAAGGACGCTGTTTGAGTTCACTACAGGCGTTGATGTTACAGAAGCACCAATCCTCTACAAAGACGAATCACTTCGCACGGCATGCTCACCAGACGGCATTTGCAGTAATGGGCTCGGGCTTGAGCTTAAGTGCCCTTTCACAACCGGCGTATTCATGAAGTTCCGGCTCGGGGGATTTGATGCCATCAAATCGGATTACATGGCACAGGTTCAGTACTCAATGTGGGTGGCAAACAAGGATGCCTGGTATTTTGCCAACTACGACCCGCGCATGCGCCGAGAAGGTATACACCACGTCATAGTCGAGCGCGACCCTGAGTTCATGAGCAAGTTCGACGATATGGTGCCGGAGTTTATTGAGAAGATGGACGAGGCGCTTGCAGAAGTAGGGTTTGCGTTTGGTGACCAATGGAGGTGATACGTGGCAGAGCGCTGGCAGGAATATGAAGAAAGCTACATAAGGCAGGTATCCAACTATACCTATCCGCGTGAAATAGCGAAAAAATTAGACAGAAGTGAGCGGTCAGTTCTTACGAAAGCACGTCAGCTGGGCGTGAAGAAAATTAAAGGCATCAACCGCCGAAAGCCGAAAGGCAAATTCACATTAAGCAGGCACCGACACCTAATCCCCTACCCCGACAGATGGAGTCAGCAAATGCTGGCTCTTTTTTTTACCCACTCCAACGAGCAGATAGCTGAACTGACCGGTCTCTCCATTGATGAAGTCGGTGACAGAAGGCTGCTTGAGAATCTCAGGCGCAACGGCTGGCTACACAAAGAGCCATGAGTGCTCGTTCAAAATAAATAACGGAGCTATGAGATGAGTATTACACGCTACGAAGATGAGGTATACGGACCAAGCTCTTACGACTTCGAAAAAAACGAGTCAGGTTCGTGGGTTAAATACGAAGACCACGCAGCAGAGGTCGCCAGGCTGAATGAGCAGGTGCAGGCGCTGGCGGCTGAGGTACAGAGCGTGAGAGAACAATCAGAGGAGGTTTATGCTGCTGGATATAACCACGGACATCTGAACACGGTTGACGGTATTGCATATGCGCCAGGAACAGAAGGTGATTTCTACAGTAATGCGTTGCAGGTGATGGCAGAGGCAGACACCCCAGCCACCGATACCGCTATCCGTGAGATTGGTGCTAAGGCGATAGAGGGGTTTGCCGACGACTGGCAAGGGGAAGACTCACACAGTGCCATTTCAGAAATGGCTCGCGGTTATGCAAACAAGTTGCGCGCCGGGGAGGTGGGAAGTGAACACTGACCTTAACCAGCCGATTTTAGACATGTGCTGCGGCTCCCGAATGTTCTGGCTGGATAAAAACGACTCCCGCGCAATCTTCACTGATGTCCGCGCTGAGTCTCACATCCTTTGTGATGGCCGAACGTTGCATATCGCGCCAGATATTATTGCTGACTTCCGCGCCCTGCCGTTCGCTGACAACAGTTTCGCACAGGTAGTGTTTGACCCGCCTCACCTTGATCGAGCTGGTGAAAATGGCTGGATGCGTAAGAAATACGGGGCGCTCGATAAGCAAACATGGCGCGACGACATCCGGGCCGGTTTTAGTGAGGCATTCAGGGTGTTGCGGCCACACGGCACTCTCGTATTTAAGTGGAACGAAACGCAGATTCCCGTCAGTCAGGTTATCGCACTTACCGAGCAGAAACCGACTATCTGGCAGCGAACTGGTAAGGGTGACAAAACCCACTGGATTTTATTTCTGAATGAGGTGTCCTGATGTCCAGCCTAATCCGCTTTATCCGTGATGTAAGCAGCCACCATCTACACGTTATCCGTGATGATGGCTTATACCGCCACCTGCGATTTGAGCGCCCAAACACCAACGCATATTACTTCGATATCGTCACATGGCCGGGATACCTGACCGTTACCGGCGATATGGGAACGTGGACGTTCAGCCGTATCACCGACATGTTCGACTTCTTTGGGGGCGGTCGTGAAAGCTTTGACATCAACCCCGGCTACTGGTCAGAGAAATTCAAGTCAGGTGCTGGAGGTTCACGATATGACAGCCCCTGCTTTGAGTTCGACGATGAGGATTTCCAAAAGAGTCTGAACGAGTGGCTCGCTGAATTCCTGTCTGGTTGCGACGATGAACACGATCGGGAAATGGCGAAAGATGCCGTATCTGAACTGGTTAGCGAAGAATACCGTAACGCGTGGATGGCTGGTCAGGCTGTGAATGATGCCGTCTTCCCCAGTGACGTGAGTAACTGGGACATTCTGGACGGAATGGGGAGTTTGCAGAAGCACAGCCACCACTATGTGTGGATCTGCTACGCGATCGTGTGGGGTATCGAGCGCTACAACAATCAAAAACTAACTCTAAAAGCCATGGAAACCTTCCTCGCTTTTAGTCCATTGCGCTCTGATGATCGGGGGGAGGTGAGCAATGGCTAAAGCATCAACTCTTGACCAATTGCGTGAGCGTTGGGGTGCCGAGAAAAAAGCTAAGCACACGCGCTGTTTCAAAGCAGCTGGTAGCCCAAGCCCGGATCGCTGGAAAGAAATTGCCCGTGTCCATAATCGTCGGGTGATTCGCTCTGGAGGCCTTAATCGTGCCGGATGGGTGGCGATGTGGCTTGATGATTTGCAGCTCTGGGCGCTCATTGCCCACACCAATCGAAGCACCCCCTACCCTGTATTACGGGTGGGTAATAGCGGCAAGGCTCGTGAAATTTTTGAGGTGCAGAAATGAACAACGAATTAGCCAAACTGAAAGAGCTGGCGCAAACCCGAGACTTGTTGATTGCAAATGGGCAACTGACAGCAGACCTGTTGCGCCAATTAGCTGATAACGAGATCGACTCTGACTGTTTCGCTGTGGTGTCTGAGTGCGAGAGCTACGGAAAAGAAACTGACGCGGAACTATCAATCACGGATTTCGCCGTGCGTGCGGCGTGCTACGTTGATGCATTGATTGAGCGACTGGAAGCAGCAGAAGCCCAAGTCAAAGAGCTTACCGCCGACCTCGACAAAGAGTCAGAGATACGTCACCGCATTCATGAAGAGCTGAACGCGATTAAGGGTG